AAATAAAATTATACATCCCGCAATAATTCTATATCTTATTTCTATGTTTTTTTTAATTTTCATACTAATTGTGCTATTATTTGTGCTAATTTATATCCCGTAAATGCTCCCGCTGCTGCTGAACCAGGTAATACAACGAATTTACCTAACATGGTTTCATATTTTTGTCTATTTACAATGTAAGAAATCAATACGTAATAAACAATATAGTTAATTAAAACCATAAAGTCCAGTTCTTTTGCCGCAAAAACTACTATTGAATTACCTAAAAATCCCCACATAAAATTTATAAGGGTTTCTCTTAATAATTCGTTTGGTGTTGTAAGGGCATCCCAAACATTTATTTCTTTATCAAGACCTGTTTTCTTTTTCAAGCGTTTCGATGTGGTGTTGAAGGTACCAAAGGGCTTTTCTGAGGTCTTCAAGTTCTTTGTCTTTTCTTTTTTTTCCTGCACGTGATATATATTTTACTGTATTTCCTAAACTAAATCCCAAATCCCAAGCATCAATAACTTTGATGGCTTCATATTCATTATTTTTTCCTCCATAATGTTCTGGATGATTTACCTGTTCTTTATTTTCCATTCTATTTCCAAAATAATTGTATTATTAAAATTCCTATCGCTAAAATCAAACAAACTATTGTTTTTAATGTTAGTGGTTCTTTAAAAATTAACCAACTTAACCATGTAAAAACAACCGCCCCAACACTAAACCCAATCAACCTTGAAGGCCACATTTGACCATTGTATGCAATTATCATATTTTTTACAGAATACATAAATAACATAGATATTGGTATACCCATCATTACTGTCAACCAATAATTATTTTTTATCCATTCATATTTCAAAGGTCCTTGAAGCTGAAAGAATGTTGATACTTGTGCTAAAAAACCAAAAAATATCCCTACTAATAATGCCCACCCATTAACCATTATTCCTCTTCTCGGTATTCTTTTAACAACTCATCATTTGTAAATGTTCCGTATTTACCACTAAGTCCGTCTACGTTTATTTTGGAGTTCATTTTCATAGTAATTTCCATTAATGTTTCCGTACTTTTAAGTGATTTTATAATTTCTAAAACAACTTTATATGAATCAGCATTAGATGCCGGTCTTCTATCTTCAATATATCCTTTCCAATTTTCGGCAGTTGATTTTGGGATTCTAATTGATGCTCCTCTATCTCCAACTCCATAACTATATTTTTCAATTGATTGTGTTTCGTGTTTTCCTGTAAGTCTTAAATTATTTTCAGAACCATAATTTTTAATGTGGTCATGGTGTCTTGTGCCAAATGTATTAAAAATTGCTTGGAAATATTCTTGACCACCCAATGTTCTCATTCTTTCATTTGAAAAATTGGCATGCATCCCTGAACCATTCCAATCACCTTTAATTGGTTTTGGGTGTAAAATTATTTCATAATTGTACTTTTCTGAAAGTCTATGTAAAAAATATCTTGTCATCCATAAATCATCAGCAGCCTTTAAACTTCCTTTAGAAAAAACTTGATATTCCCATTGTCCTAAAGCAACTTCAGCGTTAATACCTGTTATTTCCATGCCATACATTAAACATAATGCCATGTGTTCTTCTGCAAAATTCCTTCCAACAACATTATGTCCAACTCCACAATAATATTTTCCTTGAGGTTCTAAATGTGGAGTTTCGTGACCTAAGATGTTATTTGTTTTTAAATTCTTAATAAAATATTCTTGTTCAAAACCAAACCACAAATCTTCTTGGTTTTCAACTTTTGACCTAATGTTTGATTCGTCAGGTGTGCCGTCTGAATTTAATACTTCACATAACACATATACCCTGCTATTTTCCAAAGGAAAAGATTTTTGAGTATAATATCTTATAGGTTTTAATATTTTATCTGAATTTTCTGTGTTTGCTTGATTTGTTGATGACCCATCAAAACTCCATTCTGGAAATTTGAACTCATTTGCGTTTGTGTTAATTTCTTCAACTTTTACTTTACTTCTAAGGTTTGGTTCTGGAGTATAACCATCTAACCATACATATTCTAAAGTTACTTTCATTTATTTTTATTTATATATTCAATTATTGTTTTTTCATTTGCACCATTCTCAAATAATCTGTAAACTTCTTCAGAAAACTTATCCGTTATAAAAAGTGCATCCGCTTGAAGATACTCAATTATGTGATGTTGATTTTTTAAAATTTGTTCTTTGTTTAGAAATCTTTTATTAAATCCCATTACTCTTTTTACTTTTTAAGTTTAACAAAAAAGCTCTCACTTGGTTTCCTAAATCTAAGTCATTGGGATACTTTTTGACCATACTTTTAATCTCTTTAATGATTTCTTTTTTTTTCATATCAATAGTATAGTTTATTAAATTGTTTTTGTCAAATTAACCTTATTTATAATTTTAGATTGTTGTATAAAGTTTAACAATTTTCTTTTGGTCAAAGGAATCAATGTCTCATTGAATGGAAAATTATCGTCGTGATTTACTTTGAATAGTATAAGTTCTTTGTGAACTTCTTCACTACTTAAATTTTTAATCAGAGTTTTTTTGTTTTCAAATAACTCTGGAGTGATTTCTTGATTTTCAATCTCACATATTTTTTTAATGTAGCATTTAACATCAGGAAAATTCTTTTTTATTTCTTTAATTACAAATTCGTATAAGTAATTTTTTTCTTTATTTTTAATTATGAAAAGCCCTTGTTTGTTTTCAATTTTTTTTGAGTTGTTTAGTACAGTTAATGAAATACTATCATTCACCAACTCCCAAATTGCTTTTGCATGGTCAAAAAAGTTTTGTAATTTCTCTGATGAATATTTGCTTATTCTATATAATTCTAAGATTTCCTGACCAGTCATTGGTGGTATTTCTTGACTAACTAAATCTGATAATAAAATTTCTTCATCTTTTTCTTTTAATTTTTTTGTCAATGACAGATATTGACCTTTTTGTAATACTAAATTTATATTTGCCAAATGAAGTGACAACAATTGAAAATTTGGATAAAGTTTAAAATCGTTTAACTCTTTTTCAATTTTTTGTAAATACCCTAATAAAATATATTGTTTGTGTTCAAAATCTACTGGCTCTTGAAATACCCAATTTGTCTCCATGTATAAAAAATAAGAAAAATATGTTGGTCAGTAAATAAATTAATTGTATCTCATTACAATAAATGGATTACCATTTACATAAATTTCATCGTGGTCACCGTCATAACTACCTAAAATATCACCCCAAGAATCATTATCAATTATATAATCTATTACAGCCTCCGTATCAACATAATACAAAATTTCATTTTTATCAAATCCTTGGTCAGATAAAAATGAAACAAATTCATCTTCATTATCGTCAACATAAGATTCAATTGCCGATTCTATTTCGTCTTCGTTGTAATCACCTTCTGGATTTTCTTCAACGTCTTTAATTAATTGTGTTATATCATCAATTTCTTCTTGGATGTTATTTTCGGTTTCCTCATCTAAATCTTCATTATTTATTCTTTGTTCTAATTTTTCAATTTTTTGTTTGTATATATTTAAAATTTTTTCTTGTTGTTGTGTTAAATCTTTTTTAATTCCCCAGTTTTCGGGGTCATCATAAAATGATTCTGATATATAATCTCTTAAAAAACCTCTAACCGACTCATTATCTAAATGGTCTTCCCAAACCCAAGAAGAAAATGCTTCATATCCAAGTTCATCTATTCTTCCCTCGATTGAACGTCTAGCGGCACTTTCTATTTCATCTTCACTAAATACCATCCATTCTGTGTCTCTACTTTCTTCACCTAACCAAGTAAAAAAACCACCACCGTAATGTGTGTAATTTTCAGGATAAATAAAATATTTGTCCTCAAGAACTTCCTCCTCACTAACACCATCGTCATAATAAGACACTTTACCTTGATTTTCTAAATGTTCGTATAACGCCTCTGTTTGGTAGGATATTTTTTTTCCATTTTGAATATTCCAAGCGTTTTTCTTTCTTAGTTCATCTAAATAATTAAGTTTTTCTTGAAGTATTTTTTGTTGTCTTATATAATATCTTTTACTATTCCAGTCTCTAAAGTTTTTAGCCTTACTTTCATCAAAAACATCAACGTTACTATAACTAATATCTAAATTGCCTTCAATTTTAGAAAGTGAGTCAAGATTTTTAATTTCTTTGTCGTATTGTAAATCTAAATTACCGGTGATTATAATATCTTTATTTTTATAATATTTTTTTAGTAATGCAACATCGCTATTGAAATAGGGCAAATTTTCTTTAAAGTCTTCAGGTGAAATCCTTATAACATTTTCAATCTGCTCATAAATGACTCTTTTTATAATTTTTTCTAATGACATATGTTATAAATATATTACAAATTTAGTTTATGGCTTATATGAAAGTTTTAGTAATATTTAATTAGATATTTATACTATATGAATGCAGGAATATATAAAATAGGAAACTTAGTTGATGGTAAAACCTATATAGGTAGTTCTGTTAATGTTCATGCCAGAAAATACAAACATTTTTGGATGTTGCGTAATAATAAACACGACAATAGTCATTTACAAAATTCATATAACAAGTTTGGTGAAGAAAACTTTACATTCGAAATTTTAGAACTATGTAATTCAATAGAATTAATTCAGTTAGAAAATAAATATATTACAATTTTTAAATCAAACGAATCTAATTTTGGTTACAACTTAGCGACAGTTAATGAATTTAGAAGGAACACGTACAACGACGAAGTTAAAAATAAATTGTCAAAATATAATCAAAAAAAGAATGGTAATTTTGAAAGATTTGTTTTGATTAATATTTATAATGAAAATGAGTTTGTTTTTGACAATTTAGTTGATGGAGCAAACTATTTAATTGAAAATGGGTTTGCTAAAGGAAAACATAGAAATGTTAGAATGAAATTGTCAAATTCACTTAGAGGTAAGAAAGTAAATAATGGTTATAATGGTTCTATTAGAAAAACTTGTTATAAACATAAATTTAAAATAATAAACTAAATAAAAATAAAGATTATGTCAGGATGCGGATGTAAAAACAACCAAACACAAACTCAAACTCAAACACAGACTCAAACACAAACACAGAGTCAACAAAACACACAGTCTGTTAAGAGTGCAGTTACAAAAATTGTTGAAAAGTATTACAACAAAAAATAATTACTATTTAACTAAATTTTTTTTTTACATAAGATTGTAAAAATAAAAAGTTAAATATTAATAATGTCACAAATTGAAATTAATAATCTTTTAGATGGAAAAAGATTATGCAACACACTAGCAAGTATTCTTGTAAACAAATTCGAAGAAGTAACTCCTGGATGTAAGACTGAATTAACGGTTTTTAATCACAGGAGTTTTTTCATTGTTAATGGTTTTACCACATCCAAACAAACTGTTAATATTCTTGAAAGTTTTAGAAACTATTTAAGTGAATTTAAAGATAGTAGGTATGAAACGGTTAAGGTAATTGACATTATTAATTTTGTTGATGTATTAAAAACAAATCCTATCAATTTTAATTTTACTTTCGATAAATTATCAAAAAAAGTAGAAAAAAGTCTTTTGGAGTTTGTTGATAATTTTTTTGATAATGGTGTAAAAATTAATTTAAAATTTGACTACGATAATAAAATTATTCTTTTTAACTCTGATTCTGATAATAATGTTTTAAGTAATGTTTTAAGGTTAAACTATCCAAATTATAAATTAATTGAATTTAATTTTGAAAATTTAGAGTACCATTCTGAAAGAAAATATGGTTTATCTAATGGTATTGAGAAATACTATAGTTTTTTAGGTGATTATATTTCTAACCATATTTTTGCAAAATCATTATCAGACAATTTAAGTTTTTCGATTTACAGTGATGAATTATATAGCAACATTGATTCAGAAAATATAATTTTTAAAATTAACAATGATAATCATGTAGTTAAAACTGAATGGATGGAATCAATGATTTTAGATATATTTCCATTTGACGAAAAATCTTTATCTGATACTTTTGGAAATAAAAATATCGAAGAAAAAATAGAAGAGTTAGATTTATTAAACGAGATTATTTTATTCTGATACATAACTATTCGCTAAATTGAAGGCTTCTGTAATGTCTTGATAATCATCATCAGGAGCCAACAATTTAACGTTGCTATAGTTTTCGCCAAATTTATCTAATGTCATGAATATCATTGCTGGAACAAATTCATTTTTTTTTGCACTAACAAATTCTTCGTACTCGTCGGCATATTCAAAAATATCTCTATCGATAAATGCTACTTCATTATTTTGAAATAATTCTTTCAAATCTGTACAATGTGGACATCCTTTCATTGTAAATAAAACAATAACTTTCATATATTATCTATTGTAAAAAATTTATTTAAACCAACCAAAAGAATATCTATTCTTGATAAATCATCAGTCAGAATGTTTATTTTATATGTTGATTCATTTTCAACTTTTTGGAAATAAATTAGTACTTGGTTTTTACTCCATCTAATAACTCCCTCTAAATAATAATGTTTTTGGTCAAATAAGGAATTGGACCATATCACATAACTTTTTTCTATTAAAGTTGTTAATCCTTCAGAAGTTATATTTCTAGTTTTTACGCAGTTGGGTCTAATATCACTTTCAAATAAAGTGTTAAAAGTATCATATACATAAGAAGGAACGGACTCTATTTTATCCATACTTAATAAAATAAATAAATTATTAAGGAAGTAAATCTTCTACAAAGTCCAAATACTGATAATCTTGATGGTATAAAATATCATTTTGCCAATTCTGTAGTTCAGGTGTGTATGTGTCCCAATGTGGAGTCATTGCAATTACTCTAGTCCCTTCGTTCTCCAAACTTCTAAATGTTGATTCTTGTTCTATAGTTCTACCATTACGATATTTCTTAATCAACTTTGGTAACTTCAAAGTCCCAATTTTATACATAAGGTTGATGTTTGCAAGTTGGATTTTAGCAACCTGTGAAAACTCTAACGATGGTGTTTCATTAAACTTAGCCCTTTCTTGAACATTCAATATTTCATCTATTTTGTATCTATATTCCACAGTTATTCTATCGTCACCATCTGTTGAGTCTTTACGAATTGAGAATATTAAACAATCTGGTCTTTCCGAATACCCTCGAACACAATTTCGTTGGTGTTGTGATTCTTTTTCATAGTCCGCAGTTTTTCTTAAAAGAACAGGATAATATGTTTCACCTTCGTGTTCGATTGGTGTTTCTAAAATATCTACATCGCCATAGTGTCTTTCAACTTCACCTTTTCTGTATGATTGTAAAAGACGACTAAATTCCTCGTGTTCTAAATTAAAACTACTAATGTTTGTGAATTTAAATTTAACATTTTCACCAAGATTCATTAAATCTCTTTTCATATCTAAATGGTCAATTAAAGTTCTCCATTTATAATGGTCAAAATATGGCATCAAATCTAAAATTCTATCTTTTTCTTTTGGAGTTAAAGGAACTAATGTTCTACTCAAGAAATATTGATTAGATTGTTCTTTATCTGAATAAAAACATTCAAAAGACCCTCCCATCTTATTCATATCAATTGGTATTTCCACATCACTATAGTATGGGTCAAATACTTTGTTTTCAATTTTGTTAAACCTATCAATTCCCAAAAGATTATATGTTAGATACAATCTATCAAAATCAATCCATTCCATTTCATTGAAAATCTGTTTAACTTTGGAACCTTTGAGTTTTAGTTTATTCATTGCAACATCAACTAAGTTCATATCAAACTTTTTCAATTCTTTTTTAGAAAAGAATACACCTGTGAATTTTCTCCAATTGTTTGGGATTTTAATACCATTAACCAAATAGTATGTAAGGCTATAAAATGACTCCGGTGAATCCCACTTAAAATCCTGTGGATTTTCAATTCCTAATTTATCCCATATTTTTTCTAAAAAGAAAATAAAATGATTTTCAGGTTTTACGCTTTCATCAACATGAACACTTCTTAAAAAACTTTGAACCGCAACATAAGTTGGATTAACTTTCATGCGAGCCCCCATTTTTTGTTTTTTCTTTGTGATAAATGTTCCTGAGTAGAACAATTTAGTTTTGAAATTAAATGAAAAATATTCTGTTGTTTTTCTTTCAACAAAAAACTTACCTCCGACTCTTCTTTGCTTTGTATATAATTGATACTTTAAGGAAATTTTATTTTCACTTTCTTCGATAAAAAATCTATATCTAATTCTAAATACTGACGCGCAAGGGTTCCCGTAATGTTTAACAAAATCATCTTCAGAAAATAGTTGGGTGTCGGTATAAAACTTTTCTTTGTTTTTTGTAAAATGAACTGACCCATAACTGTTATTATGTTTTGAGTCAATATCACAGAAGTTTTTATAAAGTTCAACTCTGTAATTCTTTTTTTCAATAAACTTATGAAATGTTTTTCCTTCTACTTCTAACATAGTACAAAGATAAATAAATTTTGGAAATTAAAAAACTAATTTAATGAAATTTTTCCCATATGGTGGTCCATAAAATTGGAAACCACATTATTTAAAGTATTTTTTTTAACCTTATTTTGAATTTCTAAAATCACCTGAATCATCTGATTTCTTGTTGGTGCAATTTCTTTTTCTTCTTTTTGATTTTTCTCGGCAATTTCTCTAATTTTTTGATAAAATTTTGAACCGTCATTGTCTCCAATTAATAACTTGAGTTGTTCAGGGTTTTCTGTAAAGAACTTGACAAGGTTTGTCATGTAAATTTCTATGTCGACATTATTCATATGACAAATTTAATAAAAATAATTTATTCAGTAAAATTATTAAAGAAAAATATGTAAGTCAGATTCTTCAGGTAAATCTTTTAAGTCTTCAGGTAATGCGTTTGAATTACTATTTTTTAAATTAATAATAGACAACTTAGGAAGGTCTTTAATACAGTCTGGTAATCTCTGTAAATTAGGATTGTCAGGTAGTGATAAAAACTGTAACTTAGTCAAATTACATACTGCCGGTGGTATTGTAGCAACACAACCAACAAAGTGAATTGCCGTTAAATCTGTAAAATTACCAATTGTATCAGGTATGTTTAAATCCAATTTTGAACTTTTAGCAATAAACTCAAGTCTTGTTATGTTTTTAGGTAATGTTGTGAAAAATTCATCAAACCCATAAAGTGCAATATATTTAGATGCCGAATCACTTGGATATTGTACAGAAACTTTTGTTCCACCTGCGGTAGATAAACCTTTCATAAACTCAAATTTAAAGTATTCTTTCAAACCTTCTTCATTAGTATTTAAAAAGTCAACCAAATCAATTTGTCTATCTGCTGGGTCCATAAATTGATTAGATGGGAAGTGGAATTGATACCTATATGCCGGAAGTCCAGAAACTTCACCATATTCTTTATCGGCGGTATACTTCATTCCTGAATTTGGTATAACCACATATAAAGGTCCATCCTTGATGTATCTATCAAACCAAGTAAGTCCTGGTGATGATGTACACCATCTTGTTTCACCTTTACCAGGTTCTTGATATGAACCTCCGTAGAAACATGCGGCATCTTTACCTAATTTACCGGTGTCTGAAATTCTTGCAACTGTCCAATTTTGACCTCTATAAACAATATCAGCTCCAGGGTGAGCGTAAGTTTTAGACGCTTCTTTCTTTTCAGTCGCACTTGCTTTAGTTTTTTCTAAACTAAAATCTTTAACATAATCATATAATGTCTCAGGTGTTAATTTATTAATATCTCTTGCTTCTTGAGGTAGTCTATTTTTAAATCTTTCAAACTTTTGTAAGTCGCCGGTTACCTTATACAAGTCTTCTAAGAATAAATCTTGGTATTGTTTAAGTGCTTGTTTATATTGTCCTGATTGTGGGTCAGAAACCATTAGTGGGTGGTTTGATGGTAATTTAGGTGTCACAAAGTTTTTCAACAACCACTGAGCGTACTTACCAATTTTTACCTTTTCCATATCTTCAGGTTTCACTGAATCGATATCCATACCTTCAGGAACTCTTGTTGTTGGGTCAGCAGCAATTAATGCAAATAAAGTTTCAAAAGGCATAATACCTTTTTGTCCTTTTTCTTTTGGTTTAACAAATTTGTCAAATAAAACTTGAAATCTTGAACTTTCAACTATTATGTCTCGTAATATATTAGTAAATCTAATTGCCATCTTTTTAATTTTATATATAAATATTGCAAATTTTGAAAAAAATAAAACTTAGTAGTTCATAATGAGTAATTCTTCACCCATATTTTGTTTCTCTCCTTT